ACAGCTTCCTTAGTTGCTTTGCGTACTGGTTCTTTAGATCCCGGTGAGTACTTAAAATCATTAGCAAAACCTGAAGAAAAATATAAGGTTGTTGGTAATCGTGTTTTTGACACGCTTAAAGGTGACTTTGTTGGCGTTGGAGAAGCTGCAGAAACATTAAAGATCGGTGATTTACAAAAGATAGCTACCCCTGATTCTATTATTAATTATGTAAAATCAGGGAACGTAGAAGATCTTCTGCCCATAACTGAAGAAAAAGAAGAAGACGAGACCAAAGCAAAAGTTTCAGCTTTGCAGGTCGCTGACAATACATTACAAACTATTGACGACGCTTTAGACCTTACTGGTGATTACTGGAGAATACCTTACGATTTGTTAAAGTTTAGTCCAGTAGGTAAAGAAAGACCACTAAGAGGGAAAGTAGACACGCTACAAGCTAACTTATCTTTTGATCGTTTACAGAAAATGAGGGACGAGTCCAAAACAGGAGGCGCTTTAGGTAACGTCTCAAACATTGAACTTGGTCTTTTAGGGGCTGCTGTTGCGGCTTTAGATCCAGCTGCTGAAAACTTTGTAGAACAACTTCAAATTGTTAGAGACCACTATGAAGCATTTAAAGCAGGTATTTTAGGGCAAAAACCTCCTAGTGATCGTTACATTGAAAACAAAGGTAATCTTTACTACTACGACGAAAAAACAGGGAACTACACAGATATGGGAGCAATATAGTCATGTCTTTAGTTACTGACCCAGAAACAATAAGAGAACTCGAAGCCCTGAGAGGACAACCACAACCTTCTCAAGGCGTGATTTCCAATCCTGATTTAATCAATGAGCTTGAAAGTTTACGCAACAAACGTGAACTCAGCAAGCCTGTACCTAAAGAAATTACTCAAGAAGTTCAAGAACAAGGCAGCACGTTGGGCAATATAGGCAGAACTGCTTTGTCTATGGGAACTGCTATTGCTGCTGAATCTGCTGCTGGTCTTTGGGGTCTAATGACGTTTGCCGGGACAGGAGACTTTAGAAGGGCAGTAAGAGAAATAGAAGAAACAAGAGAAGCTCTAACGTACACACCAGGAACTGTAGGTGGACAACAAAATCTACAGGCAATAGCTACTGTTTTAGCGCCTTTAGCTGAAGGTATAGAAACCATTAGTGAAAACTCTGCTGATCTTGCTTTTAAATATACAGGATCTCCTGAAGCTGCTGGAGTAGCTGCTGCTATACCTTTAGTAGCTCTTGAGCTTGCAGGCATCAAAGGCGTGAGGTCGGCAGGACGTGGTGTAAAACAAATAAGCGAAGCAGATGTTCGTAAAGCTCAGAAGGCTATGTTGACGCATCCAGAGTTAAAGTACAACGGTTCTGTTGCTGAAGTTAAATTAAATAATAACGGTCGTCTTGTAGAAGACAAAGCAGGCAAAGCTCTTGTGAAAGCAGGTGTTCGTGAGAACGACGCATCGGTTATAACCAACAGCACCAAGCAAACCAAGCAAGGCATGAAAGACATGATTCGTTTGTTTGAAGAAGGGAAGGGAAATGATGTCATCGCTATGGCTAATAAGACAACAAACCCTATTGGCCGTTCGATAACGAATAGGCTACAGTCTTTAAAAACAGTACGTTCAGGCTTAGGTAAGCGTTTACAGGCAGTCGTAGATGGTGATCTTGGCGAAACTAAAGTTGATATTTCTTCTTCTATTGCTCCTATAAATACAATGCTCAATGAAGCAGGAATTAAACCTATTCTAAGAGGTAATAAACTTGTATTGCCTAAAGACTGGCATGTGGGCACTACTTTTGGTTTAAAAAACATGGCAGGCGTTCGTAAAACAATAGAGGACGCTTATGCTTTGTTTGATATACAAACTACAGGTGGGATTACAGATCTTAAGTCTGCTCACGGTTTAAAAAAGAACTTGGATGAGCTTGTTGACGCAAGTAAATTATCAGAAGCGGGTGTTACTCAGCAGACTATACGTAAAATAGCAGAAATGAGGAAAGCAGTTAATGATGAACTGTCTAAAATCCCACAGTACGGCGCTGTTAACGACGAATTAGGTAAAGTTATCCAAGCAATGGCTCCCTTTGAAAAGTTCTTAGAGCCGGGGCAGAAGTTTACAGACGCCAAGGTAACAGACATTGTTGGTAATACCATGAAAACTGTGTCTTCTGATTCTGTTGCTGCTGCTGCTTTACGTCAAGACTTGCTGGCTGTTGAAAAGTACATGAGGGACGCAAACATCGCTTTCCCTGACGACCCTGCTGCTTTGATACAGTTTAGAGAAGCTCTGCTTAATAACTTTAATATTTCTCCAGCAACAACAGTAGACTACGGGACAGGCTCTAGATTAGGTTCAGCTGCTGTGTCTTTGTCTTTAGGAAACACCTTTGGTGCAGGACATGATGCTGCACAGTTGATAAGAATCGGTATGAAGAAAAGACAAGCCAATAAGTTAGCCAAGGACAATAAAAAAGCCTTTAACATTATCAAAATGAGTGTAAACCAATGAAGAACAACAACGACAAGCACACAGTAGAGTACAGACCAACTAACTACTACTCTATGTGTGAGAAAAGCAAAGAAAAGATTAAGCGTATGCAGGAGATAGGAATGTCTACCCCTTATGACGCTCGTAAGACGCCAGAAGAGGCAGACAAAGAAACTCACATGATGATGTACATTATGTGATTACAACTCACAGTTATTGCCAGTACAGGCTAACTGTTGAGACCCTTCCGTCATGTCAGAGTTCTCAGAGATGTTCCAGTCGATCGTCTCTGGGAATTCCTCCTTTAGCTTCTCATAGGTCTCTAAGTCTATAGGTTCATAAGGCGCTTGTTGGTACGTATGTTCGGAATAAGGGAGAAAACTAACTCCGCTTATCTTGTCGAACTTGTTGTACAACCACTGACCCACTTCCAAGAACTCATCGTCACGGTAGTAACAGGTCATAGACGGCTTATGTTCACACCAGTAGTCCTGGTATATTTCCCATAGCTCAAGTTGTTCCATTGCTCCCATCTCAGAGGCTGTCACAGCCCCGTCAGGAGACTTTATAGGGAAGGAGAATACCTTGGTAGTGGGTGACATTACGTCGTCCTCTACGGGTATTCCTGCAGCTTCCAGTACTTGACACAGCGGATCACGTGCGTCCGCCCTTACTCTTCTAATGTACTGGCTTGCGTATCTAGGGTGGATGCCAGATGCAGAATCAACCAGCTGACTAACAGTACCGGAAGGTTTAACAGCAGTAATAGCAGTGCTAATATTAATGCCAAGGCGTTTAGCCCATTCACTATTAGTTTTAACTGCTTCCTCTTTGAGTTCAGTAAGCCAAGTCTTGAGAACACCTTTGTCCCTCCTTCCTGATAGGGTTGGGTGATCCATAATCCCTGTCAAAGATACACCAAGTAACGCTTCTTCCTCTGTGTTGTTTTTCCACACTTTACGCAAATAGCGGAAGTCGGTTAGCGTAGCCTGTAAAGTTCCAAGGATAGCCGCAGTACGTACTTTTCGTTTGAGGTCTGACAACGTATCGGACGCCCTGACAACAACTTCTGATAGATTACAGAACTGATAGGGTCTGAGGATGATTTCGCTACATGGATTAGTTCCAAAATCATAGGTAGCATCTCGTCGCTCATTCTTTGCAGCTTGCTTTTGACTTGCGACTCTAGAGAACATACCTCGCTCTCCTGAACGGGACTCGTATAAACTTTTCCACTCATCTAAAAATGCCTCAAAATCTGGCTTCTCTGTGTAACACGCGCTATTGTTTGCTAGTCCTCGTTGAGGATTGTCTTGCCACCATTGTCCTGATTTACATCGTCGGAGTCTGTCGTCTGTGAGATTAGATAAACTGATGAGAGCAGATCTTCTGACACCGCCAACGACAACGATCTGTGCAATCTTACAGCAGAGATCGTGACATTCGATGGAGCTAAGTTTTCGTCCAGCAGCTTCCCGAAAGACGTCAACGGTGAACTTAAACAGATCGACAAGAGGTTCTGGACCAGATGCTCTACCTCCGAAGGTCTTAAGGGCTGACCCTGCAGGTCGTACTCCAGATATGTCCCACTTCGGAAGTTGACCCGAATACAACAGGCTGACAAGTTCTCTGTAAGCTTTTGCCCATCCAATTTTGCTGTCCGCCACGTGTATAACACTGTCGGTTTCATGAAACTCCTCCGCTACTTCCGGTAGTTTAGATACGTACTGTCGTTCTACGCTAAAGCCTACACCTGTACCACACATAAGTACGTACATCATTTCGTCAAAAGCTTTAGGGTGGTCAATAGGCATGTAGCTGCAGTTGAATCCAGCTACGTTGTCACGGTCAAGAGCTTCGCCTGCTGTCATTAATGCCCGCATAGAAGGCATAACATCTAAACTATGGATGTCAGCAAAGATACCGTTAGCTTGCTCTAGTGTCAGCTTTCCTTTCTCTATCCAGAAATTTAAGTACCTGTCGATTGTTTCTTCCCATGTTTCACGCCGCTGCTCGTCAGGTAAGTACCTAGCGTAGCGTGACTTATGGATATATTGTTGATATGCGTCCATTAATTAATTTCCTTTATCAGTCTATCAATGTACCAACGACACTTACGCAAGTCTTCCGCTGGCTTTCCTTTGTAGTCGTAGCGCCATAAGTACTTCAAAGCGTTGCCCTTCAGATAGCCTCTGAACTCGTGTTCAGGCATGGACGCCTTGATTGCTTCTATCGCTTCGACAGCACCTTTGTTGTAATGATCTGGCCGCTCTACAGGGTCTGGCTTTTTCTTCCGTACTGAAAGATTGTTGAGTGCCGTTACTGTGTCCCATTCTTCCGGAGTCGCTTCATCAATACTCATTTTCTTCGTCCTCTAGTTCCTCTTCAAAAGCATCAAACCTGTTAATCAGTTTGTCTTCAAACCTGTCAAGAAGTTCTTCTGAAGTAATCTCTAACGCTTCTAACAAGTCGTCGGGATCGTAGAGCTTCAGAAGCTTTTCTTTAATTTCCCCCAGCGTTAGTGACATAATCAAGCAACTCCTCTAACGTATCAATATTGTACCATGTAATGTTTTCTTTTTCACACCACTGTGCCATTGTCATCTTGGCTCCTTTTCTTATTTTTTTGTTTGGTTGCATCAGTACAAAAACAAGCTCCTGTCCTGCTGGCAGACTATCTCTAATCGAAGTGTACTTTTTGGTGTCTCCGTCTCTGAAGTATCCCTTACACTCCACGAGAACACCAGAGGCATTATGAACAAAGTCAGGACGATAACTGCGCTGAATGGTGTAGGGGACGGTGAAGGGTTCATAATCAAAATCCTTTAGTATCCTGCTTACTTCTTCTTCAAACGTGCTTCTAAATTTCGATTTCTTGGACCTTCGGCTCATTGAGTACCTCTACTAAGTATCGTGGTCCTGTTGAGTAAGCAAACGCTCTCAAGCCAGGCCAACAGTTTTTCTTATACGCACAGTAGGAACAACCAGTGTCCAGCTTCATGTTGCCACTCTTGCCGTCTTCTTTTGGCTTGTAGCAATGCTTTGGAGGTTCTGGTTGTTCCACCATTGTTTTGATGTGGTCAATACGATCACTTATGTCGTACCCGATAACTTCATGGACAGGCGCTTGTACGTCCTCGTCGTCATACATAAGGTACGTCAAGTGACCGTTCTGTTTGTCCATAGCTAACCACCCATATCGAGTTTCTTCTTCTGCTCTTGCATATCCCTTAATTTGAGAAATGTAGCCAAACGGGTCATCAAAAGCGAGACTTCCATCTTTGAATTTCCTAAACCCATAAGTGGACACGCTTTTAACATCAGTGACAACGCCGTCAATTTTGCAGTCCATAGAGCCACTAATACCGTTAACTTCACACTTTTTCTGTTCATCCGTCACCTCGTGACCTGCTGCCCGTGAAAGAAATAAAAGCAGCTCTTCTATAAGATGTCCGTAGAGAAACTTGACGTAGGTGTGACCTTGCATGTCGTCATCTTTTTCTACGTCATTCCACACGTTCCATAAGTACCGATCTTTGCGTCCAATGTTGGACATACGCAGCTTACGTGAGTCGTCACGCTTTTGTGTAAACTCGTGACGCATAAGCTGCTTAACGCCTTCACCAAAGGCTTCAATACAGTCCTCTATATCTACGCCTACAGGCACTTCCTTGGTTTCAACAAGTTTGTAAATGTCGTCTATTAATGTATAGATGTTTTTCATGGTTTGACCTTAGTGGGTTTCTGCCCACGTAGTTCCGATTTGGTACTCTCCGTCAAGGGGACATCTGAGTTTAAAGTGTAAGCCCGACGCCTTGAGACATTCGACTGCAAGCCAACCGAACTTCTCTGCTTGGTCTGTAGCCACTTCCGACTGTACTTCGTCATGTATATTGCCTATAAACTTATAATCAATGTCCCATTCTTTTGCATAGTCGTCAAGGATAATCAAAGCCTTCTTCATAACTATAGCGCCAGCAGCTTGTAATAACGTATTCAATGCAGCATGTTGAGATCTAACTCTAAGTCTTCGTCCATCAAGTCCTGTGAGATAGCCTGACCCAGATGCTCTAGCAACGCGGTCTCGTAGACTTTCAAGAGAAGGTGTATTTGATAGAAATCGTCGTTTAAGGTCTGCGCCGTCCTTTGCGCTTCCTCCAACGATGGTTCCAATTTTTGCGTCTCCGGCTCCATAGAGGAAAGCGTAGATGAAAGTTTTAGCTTGAGGTCTTGTTTCAAGCCCCGCAGCCAGTTGATTTCTTGTATGTATATCTTCGGTGAGGAGGACATTAGTAAATTCCTTGTCGTTCATGTAGTGAGCTAACATACGTAGCTCAAGACCACTAGCGTCAAAACCTACGAGTTTCTTATTTTCCGGTACAGTCCAACAAGATCGGCACTCTTTACCGTAAGGACTATGCCCTGCAGGGACTTGTGCCATGTTGGGAGACTGGTGGGTCATGCGACCAGTCACAGCACCATTGCTAATGACTCTTCCATGTACTCTACCGTCGTCCTGGACAGATTCTAACCAAGAGAGTACCTGCGCGTGACGCTTCTGAAGCAACAGATATTCCAGAACTTTTGCCGCTTCTGGGACATGATCGTTTTGCTTAAGCGTCTTTTCGTCGACAACAGGCTTTCCGCTTGGCGTGACTTCCGACCATACAGCACCTTTTGTCTCAAGTCTCTCTGCCACTTGTTGCCGGGAACCGACGTTGAAAACCGTAACCTTGTCCTTAAGTCTTTTCCCTGTTTTTTCAGAGTACCTTTCTTCGACAATGGGTGGAAACATCTCTTGTAGTTCGGCTTGTATGTCATTCATGCCTTCCTTAAAAGTAGCGCACAACTCATTAGCCAACTCTTGGTCCAGAAGCCAGCCGTTGCGTTCCTGCTCCTGCATAAGCCACTGAACCTTATGCTCAAGTTCTACGCATTCTTTGTCTTTCCAGTCCTTCATTTCCTTAAGGAGCTTTTGATGTACTGCTTCCGTGACTGCTACGTCCTGTATACAGTAGTCAATCATCTCCTGTGACAGACAAG